GAGGCGCTGAAAGCAGAACTGCCCATTTCTAAATGGTCAGCACAGTACCAACAGGATCCAACATCAGAAGAAGGCGCACTAATCAAGCGCGAATGGTGGAATGAGTGGGACAAAAGCTCCTTCCCGCCCTGTGAAGCTATCATTCAAAGCTGGGATACGGCGTTTTTGAAGACTCAACGTGCCGATTATAGCGCATGTACAACATGGGGAGTGTTTAATTGGCCAGATGAAAGCGGTGTGTCCCACCCAAACCTGATATTACTAGACGCATACAAGGAAAAGCTGGAGTTCCCGGAGCTAAAACGTGCAGCCTACGACAAATACTGGGAATGGGAGCCGGATCAAATGATTGTCGAGGCAAAAGCTGCTGGTTCTCCCCTAATATTTGAGCTTCGGGCAATGGGCATTCCAGTAACGGAGTTCACTCCATCGCGTGGGCAGGATAAAATAGCTCGCGTTAATGCAGTGACAGACCTGTTTGCTAGTGGTAGAATATGGTGTCCGCCTACAAGGTGGGCAGAAGAGGTGGTTGAGGAGTGCGCTGCTTTTCCTGCTGGAGAGCATGACGATTTGGTTGACTCCACCACTCAAGCGCTTTTGAGATTCAGGCAGGGTGGCTGGATTAGATCTTCAATGGATGACTGGGATGACGAACCTAAATACAGAAGACCAACAGAATACTACTAACAATGAACATAGCGGAACATACCGTTTTGTTCCTCATGGTGAGATAAAAATTTTTGAAGATACAGGATGGAAAGTGGTCAGTCGAATGGAAGGCTCCCACCACGCCCAGTATTCTGTTATCATGAAAAAGCAAGGCAACCCACAGGATTAATTAAATGGCTGTAGAAAAGCAAATGACCCCAATGGACATTGAGGGTATTGAAGACGAGCAATCTGATATTGATATTGAGATTGTAAACCCTGATGCTGTTTCAATTGAGACGGAAGAGGGGGGAATGGTTATTGATTTTACAGGTGAAGAAGCAGAAGATATATTGGGGCCAGAACATGATGGGAATCTTGCTGAGTTTTTGGAAGACGCCGAACTACAATCCTTGGCGTCCGAGTTGGTTTCAGATTTTAATTCGGACCGCCAGAGCCGCAAAGACTGGGCGAGATCATATGTCAAAGGACTAGACCTTCTTGGCATGAAGATCGAAGAGCGTCAGCAGCCTTGGGCTGGCGCATGCGGTGTGTTCCACCCAGTTCTAACAGAATCAGTTGTTCGCTTTCAGGCGCAGGCTATGGGAGAAATATTCCCTGCCTCTGGTCCAGCTCGTACCAAAATTATGGGCAAGGTGACACCTGAAAAGTTTGAGCAGTCACAGCGCGTTGAAAACGAAATGAATTATCTCCTGACAGAGGAGATGACAGAGTATCGTGATGAAACAGAGCAGATGCTATTCAAGTTACCGCTCGCAGGTTCAGCCTTCAAGAAAGTTTACTATGATCCATTGATGGAGCGGCCATGTGCAATGTTCGTTCCAGCGGAAGACTTTGTTGTTTCATACGGCGCTTCTGATCTTATGACATGCCCTCGCTATACGCATGTCATGAAGAAAACCCCCAATGAAATTGTAGAGTTGATGGTCAACGGTTTTTACCGTGACATTGATCTTCCAGATCCTGAGCCTGACTACTCTGACATTCAGGAAAAATATGACGAGCTTGATGGTGATGAAGCAATCATTGAGGATGATGATCGCTACACCCTTCTGGAGCTGCATGTAGATGTTGATCTGCCAGAGCCGTTTGATGATCCAGACGGAATCGCTCGCCCATATGTTATCACCATTGATAAATCATCAAGAGAAATTCTTGCCATCAGGAGGAACTGGTATGAAGATGATCAGAAGAAAAAGAAGCGTCAGCACTTTGTTCACTACCGCTATTTACCGGGTCTTGGGTTTTATGGGACAGGCCTTATCCACCTTATCGGTGGGTTGGCAAAATCTGCGACATCCATCCTGCGGCAGTTGGTTGATGCTGGCACATTGTCTAACTTACCGGCTGGCCTTAAAGCTAGGGGTCTTCGCATCAAAGGTGATGATTCGCCTCTCATGCCGGGTGAGTTCCGTGACGTTGACGTACCGGGGGGTGCGATACGCGACAGCATTACTTTCATTCCTTACAAAGAACCGTCCTCAGTCTTGTACCAATTGCTCGGTAACATTGTCGAGGAAGGTCGTAGGATAGGATCTGTTGCCGATATCCAGATTGGTGACATGAATAACCAAGCCCCAGTGGGTACAACGCTCGCTTTGCTTGAGCGTAGCATGAAGGTTATGTCTGGTGTTCAGGCCAGACTTCATGCAGCTATGAAGAACGAGCTGCGTATCTTGGCAAAGATTATTCATGACTACATGCCTGAAGAATATGCTTATGAAATGGATGGAGACTTTGACCGCAAAGAAGACTTTGATGGTCGCATTGATGTAATTCCAGTTTCTGATCCAAACGCATCAACTATGTCACAACGGGTCATGCAGTATCAGGCGGCGCTTCAGTTAGCGCAGCAAGCGCCACAGCTTTATGATATGGGTAAGCTTCATCGCCAGATGCTGGAGGTTCTTGGCATTCAGGATGCGGCTGATATTGTGAAGCTTCCAGATGAAATCAAGCCAGCAGATCCCGTGACAGAAAACATGTCTATCTTGAAACAAGAGCCAATCAAGGCGTTCATGTATCAGGACCATGCAGCTCATATCAGCGTTCACATGTCTGCAATGCAGGATCCAAAAATGCAGGAGCTTGTTGGCCAGTCACCATTTGCCAGCGCAATTCAAAGCGCTTTCGCCTCTCACATTACCGAGCATGTGGCCATGCAGTATCGTGTTGAGATCCAGAAAATGCTTGGCGTTGAACTTCCAGATCCAGAAGCGCCATTGCCGGAAGACATTGAGATTCAGGTAAGCCGCATGGCGGCAGAGGCAGCGGCAAAGCTTCTCCAGAAAGATCAGGCGGAAGCACAGCAGAAGCAAGCACAACAGCAGCAGCAAGATCCTTTGACCCAAATCCAGCAACGCGAGCTTGCCATTAAGGAACAGGAACTTCAACACAAGATCCAGATGGATACAACAAAGCTTCAGATTGAGGCGCAAGCTAAAATGGAAAACATTGAGCTTCAGAAAGATCGTCTTGAGTATGAAGAGAAGCGAGATGGCGCAAGGCTCGGTGTTAAAATTGCACAAGAGCTTGATAAGAACAAAGAGAAGGCAATATCAGAAGGAACTAAAATTGGACTTCAAATGGCAAGGGAGCTAACAAATGGCGGAGACAAACTATAGCCCGTTAAGGGATAAGCTTAGGGATTACATGAATAGCGCGGCAGACCATCTGGCGTGTGGAGGTGCCACAAGCTTTGATGAGTATCAAAGGATGGTTGGCAAGATAGAGGCCTTGGCTCTAATAGAAAGAGACATCTTGGACCTCGAAAAACATTATGAGGAAGATTAGCCCCCAAGGACTTCCGGGGCGGTCAACCCTAGTGTATATTGTAAACGTGGAGACTTACGGGTAGGACCCGCTAGGTAACTGTGAACCTATAATCACTGCAAGGAAATCAGATGTATTCTGCAAGCAAAGAAGTCGGTCAAGAGACCGCATCCAAAATACCAGAACCTTCTGGCTACAAACTCTTAATTAAACCATTGGAAGTTAAGGAAAAAACTGACTCAGGAATCTATATGCCTGACGCTCTCAAGAACGCAGAGCAGACAGCATCCCTGATTGGTTTCGTTGTAAAGGCTGGCCCTGATGCTTATGGCGATCAGGACAAGTTTCCAAACGGTCCTTACTGCAAAGAAGGCGACTTTGTAATTTTCAGATCTTACTCCGGCACAAGGTTTAAGGTTGAAAAACAAGAGTTTCGCTTGATTAACGATGACACTGTTGAAGCAGTTGTCTCTGATCCACGGGGGTATTCAAGAGCATGAACAATCCAGAAGAAAAAATGGAAATAGATTTAGACGCATCAGAAGATCTTGAGCTGGAAATCGTAGACGATACTCCAGAAGAAGATAAAGGGAAAGCGCGGAGAGCAAGTGATGCTGACCCGCAGATTCCTGAAGATGATGAGGTAGCAAACTACAGCGAAAACGTACAGAAACGCTTCAAGCAAATGAAGTGGGAGTACCATGAAGAGCGCCGCGCAAAGGAAGAGTCGGCACGACTTCGGGAAGAAGCTGTAAAATACGCACAAAGCGTTTACGCGGAAAACCAAAGGCTAAGACAGACATTAT